ACTATGTTCCGAACTTTCGATGAACCACTTCTTATCGAAGATGCCAAAGTTAGTTGTCTCTACACATAACCCGCTTAAGAAGGTAGGATTGCCATGGCTGTTAATACCACAATGATGCTCCTTCTTATTCTTCTCGCGTAGCTTAGCTTTAGCCTTAGTCTTTCCCTTCTTCTTTCGTCCTTTACCTTTTCCCTTGTTCTTAGAAGGCTCATCATTATTCCAGTTCATATCACCATGTAATGCTAGTGGATTTCCTCGCATTGATTGATCGTCTGGCTCTTCCTCTATATCCTCGTTAATCCTTAACTTTGCATAGGTCCCTACTGGAATGGTTATATCTCCGTCTTCTCCACCTTCTCCGTCTCCAGCATCTGGAAAGGTAGTCTCGGTTAACTTACCTGTCTCCGAGTTAATATGTGAATTAGTAGCCGAATCATAGGTATCGTCAGTCTTACTGGTAAAATCAAAATCAAGATAATTAGCTTTGCCATAGTCAAAGGTATGGATAGGAGGCTTCTTCTCATATTCTTCCTCGCTGTATACGATCAGCTTGCCATCGTGAATCTTCATCGATAGCTTGTTCTCTTTGGCTCGTTCGCGCAAGAACTCCAAATCAGTCTTATCCTTTTGATCTACTCTTTTGATAACCGGATTATCTGTCGTATCGTAGAATAGTTCTAATTCGTTGGCAGAGGCTATCTCATTAGCTATAGATTGCAGGTTAGAACTCTCCCATGCTTTATTCTTTTTGGTACTTTTGACTCCGTTAGGAGGAACCGAACTAGCCTTAACATCGACAACATTAGGCGGGCCTTTGAAGGTAACATGGTTAACCCAGAACGTACCACATCGAAAGTTTCTGCTGTCGCCGGGTGCATTCCAATCTTCCACGGTTATACTGGCCTCGCATTTAATTCCTTTCTTTGGTAGCTTCAGATTCATCCAAGTTCGATTGGGGTCTGCGATTTTAATCTTCAAATCATCTGCCTTGTCGCTAGTATTATCCGAATAGCTAAAGTCCATAATAGACTGAGTCTCCAAGTCAGCCAGGATATCCTGACCATCGACTAGCAAGTGTCCACGGGCTCTACGAGCCTTTAAAAAGGGGATTATCGCCATGGGAGTAGTTCGGCTATGTTAGGTAGATTCTGTCCGGCTTTTAAATTATTTTCGACAATCACCTCTGGCGGAACTTTTAGCAGCACATCCGCCTGGAAGAAGCCTACAAATCTATGTTCAAAGTTAGCATCTTGCAGGTGATGCATACAACGTTCATCGCCATAGCATTTTAGTGCTATAATATCCCAGATATCCTGACTATTAGTCCTATACTCTCTAACCTTAGCTCTATATGTTACGGACATAAATTAAAAACGTTTTTATAGGTTTCTAAACATATGCTAGTCGTCTCTCCTCATCTCTAGCCTCTCTTAACTGTTCTAACAATTGGTTAACAGGATCTTGCATTAGACGTTGTATCTCATGGACTATCTCCGATTCATGTCCGGCTTGTGCTCCAGTTATATTAATAGGCATTGATACACTAACATTCTGTGGACCACTACCCATGCCACCCCGCATGCCCATCATCTGCGCCGTCTGGGCTAACAATCCTCTCGCACCTGCAGTTCTATTAATAGGTATAACTGCCTCGGGCCCACGCTCACCTAACATAGAAAATGCTGGATGTGACACTATCCCTCCTAATTGTCTATGAACTCCAAAACTATGAGTAGGTGTTCCTACCTTTTCTCCTCCGGGTGGAGCACCTCCTCCTTCTCCTCCGGTAAACACAGACATAGCAGCTTTATAAACTGCTCCTCCTAACCCGCCTAGTCCAGCTACAATCTTAGCAACTAAATCCGCGGCAAAGCTAGCTGCTGCTGTTAGTACAGCATTAAATGCATCTTGGAAACCTTTAATAAATGAAGACTTTATTTCCTCCCAACTAGCTCCAGCCAGTCCTTCGGCTATACCTTTTACTAGGTCCTTACCAAAGTCTAGTACAAACTTCCCTGCTGTTAGGACATTCTGAAATGCTTGACCTAACATTTCCATAGCTTTCTGCCCCAACTCTGACCAGTTGGCAGATCCTAGAGAACTAATTAAATTATTAAATAAGTTCTTAGTCCATTCCGAACCTATCCAAGCTGCCCATGCTATCGTTTTGATGGCTGTACCTATACCTTGACCGATAGCTCTGGCAACTTCTCCCCAATCTATTGTTGCTAAGAAGGTTCCAATTGTACTAATAGCGCCACTTATCCCTTGACCGATAGCAGTAGCAATGCCTGACCAATCCACTGCCTTAATAGGAGTATCTATCTTTTCATAGACAGCAGTAGCAATTTCTGGAAAATCTGTTATGAACGTTTTAACCGTACTAACAGAATTATTTATCCCTTGTCCGATAGCGGTAGCTACTCCTGACCAATCCACTTCTGCTAAGAAGGTTCCTATGGTACTAGCAGCATTCCCGATAGCACTAGCTATACTCTTTCCTATATTCTGCAAGCCACCTAGCATAGCGGCCCAGTCTATCTTCGAGAAAGCATCACTCGCACCTTTGATTAACTTTCCTGCTAACTCTCCCCAATTAATCTTAGCGAACTCTGCACCTATCTTATTAAACGAATCTCCTATATTCTTGAAAGCTTCTTCCCAAGTTATCTCCTTCTTAAATGCTCTGTTAATATTATTCCAGATCGAGTTAACCTCTGGCGAGATCTGTGGCCATACTTTCTTGGCTTCATCTACAATCGGTTGCCAGATTCCCTTGGTAGCATCTAATAACTTATCTTTAGCACCAGTAAAGGCCTTGACTAACGTATCCCAGTTTTTAACAACCAAGGCTACTCCAGCTCCTAGTACCGCCATTCCAGCTATCACTGGCAGCAATGGTCCTATGGTTATGGCTGCGATAGCTATACCTATGGCAGTTAGCCCAGCAGATATAGGCTTCCAGTTATCTTTGATCCAACTAAAGGCATCCTTAAGATGTGGTCCTATATCTTTGATCGCGGGCGATAGATCGGTTTTAATCCATTTAGCAAAGTCCTTCATCGCTGGAGTTAATGCCTTACCAAGATCCTCCATCGCGGGCTCGAAGGCTTTTACTAACTCAAAACCAACTTCAGCAAAGGCTAACTGCACATCTACTAATCCCTCACCTACACTAGCTTGTATTCTCTTCCAGGCATTAGAGGCTATCTTTGCTTTTCCCGAACTAGTCTCCATAGCCTCCGCTACTCGAAAAGCTTGCCGAGTCATTAGATCCATCGCAAATCTGCCACGCTTCATCTCTGTATTAAGATTTTTGCCACTAACCTTGGCGGCATCTTGCGCAGTCATTACATCCTTTAAAACCTGCGGCATTCTACCGCCGATTCTAACATATTGCGAGATAGCGGTAGCTGCGCTATCAACCTGCTCTTTACTGGCACCTATCCCAGCAGTAGCTATCATTAACCCTTCAAATCCTTTAGCTACTTCGGCTAATTGTTTAGGATTAAATCCTCCTTTCTCTGTAAAGATAGCAAAAGCTGAACGAAACTTACTGGCAGCCATGGTGCCTTCACGTTCCATTTTCTCTGCTAGTGCAGATAGTTCTTCCCTTTGTTTCGCGATAGCTTCTGTACCTAACTTTGCTAAACTAGGTAGTCGCCCTAGTGCTCTTCCTAACTGAGCGGTTGATGATCTAGCTTCCTTAGCCTCTTTGATAGCTCCTCCAAAGAAGTCCTTAACCGATTGAATAGCCTTAAAGCCTACGACTAAACCTGCAGTCTCTATCGCTATCTTTTTGAGAGCGCCTACCGTAGAGCCTGCTTGCTTCCTAAGAGCATCAAACGCCCTTTCACCTTGAAAGAATGCCGTCAAGGTTAATGCCATGTTTACGCTCTTATCAGCCATAAAGACCTCAAACTTTCAATCTAGGCTTTTCACTCTCGATAATCCTGTTGGCCACTTTAACCCATCTATTTAATCTGACCAAGGGCATCTCCATCCAGAAGCTAGGCGACGTATTAAACTGAACAGAGAATTTTAATGATAGTTCCATCAATACTTCACTAGCATTTTGTTCTCCTCCTAACCCTACTTCGATAAAAAATCCCTAACCTTCCCACACACTTCTAGATAGTCCTTAGCATCTAACCCTCTAATATCCGCCGGATTTAACTTCGCCGAATATGCTCCCACTAGAGCCTGAAAGCGTATATCGACAGTAGGCACAGGTATATATTCCTTATATAGAGTATTCAATTGACCGACAAATCTCTCGATATCCTCCCCTTTCAAAGGGGCCAGTCTCAGTCTGATTTCCTTAGCCTCTACTCCACCTACTACCTGTGGACGACTAAGCGTTACTATAACTTCCTCTGCTTCTCCGTTGTTCGTATTCATACTAAGTCAGACCTATTGCTAGCCGAGTAGGCTTAGCATAGTCTGTATGCAGTACTTCATCTTTCAGGTTAACCTTATCTTTCTCAAAAACTACCTCTCCATTGAAGACTCCTTTGATATAGGTTAGTCCACAGGCGATAGCCACATTCTGTTTAACACCTACCTCTAGCGAACCCAGATCAAATCCTCTAGGTTGAATCATCATGGTAATTCTCCAGCCTTCCACGCTAACTAAGTGATCCGCCGGGTTCTGATATTCAATACCTTGTAGACAATCGACTAACATCGATTGCTGTCGCATAAGTTCTAGAGATTCACGCGTAATTGCGTGAAAGTTAAAGGTGGTTTCCCAGTCTCCGTAGTGTGCTTGTACCGAATAGTTCTGTTCGCCACCATAACCTGCACCTTTCAAGGTATCGGTTAGATTTGCTAGGTTAGGCAGAGTAACCGTACTCATACCTATAAATCGATAGCCGTCTTTCCAGACGCTATAGTTATTTGTCTGAAGCGGGAGTAATGCTGCCATAGTTTTCTTTAGTGTTTAAGTTTCCTCATGTTAAGTGCAAACCTAGCGCGCTGTCCTAACTTTCC